CAGCTAGTGTTACGTCAACTGTGCTGTGAGCAATATCCATTGTTGGAACTTCAGCATGACGATTTTTAGTAACGGCTGTACCTTTCCCTACTTTCTGGAAACGTGCTTGGCTACCTTTTACATTTTTTGTCTGCCTTACAGTATTCGCTAATTTAGAACCCATACGTTGATATGCCATATGAACTTCTGCTTCAAACTGTTTAATAAAGGCAGTTGATATTGATGTACTCATCTTTTATCTCCTGTTAAATTAAATTAATATTTCACAGTTGTCCTTTATCCTTCAGTTCGGTTATCCATTTAGGGCCTAGTTCCGAAATAATGGGCTGTATATCTACATCTACCTTTGGTAGATGCTTATAAAAGTAATACATTTCTATGTCATTTACAAGTACTGGTTGCTTACTAAAGCAATATTTCTGCCATTTTAACCAATTAATACTACGTTCATGCTCTTTTATTATAAAATTAAATAAGAATGTATAATGAGATTCTAAGTATGGACCCCATTTAAGATTAGCTTTTATAATACTTTTTTTGTTTTTATAAAATAAATCGTTAGCTAAAAACCATACTGCTGCTCTATTAGGATTAGTTTTACTAACTGGCATTGCACCCCATATAGCTACAATTTCATCTGTATCTTTTTCAAAAATAGTAAACGTATGTGTATTAGGTCTGTTATATCTAAATGGATTTATAAGAGCAGTAAGAGGATCAACTCCCATTGTAGCTAGTTCATACTTATCTAGCTGTTGTAGATTGGGAGCTAATCTAAAACAATCATCAGGGATTGTTTTTTCTATGTAGATCATTACTTTGTTAACATTCTAAATGCAGCATCTACTTTTGCTACATACGCATCATCCCTATAACGTGGATCAAAATATCTTTTATCTTGCATCATGGCTCTTGCATCTGCCATTGTCAGTTGTTTGTCTGGTTGTGTAAATTGCTCAGACCTTACACCTGTTTGTCCCATTTCCATAATACGTTCTATTGCTTGAATTCCTGATGCTGTTGTACCTAAAGAGTATTGAATTGCTTCAAATTCTTCTGGTGGAAAATTTTTACTAGCCCAAGCATTAACCGCATCTACTCTTGAGTTAGCATTTTCACCCAATGCTTCCATTTCTGCATCTAAATTAGGTTGTTGTGCTTGCATCATTTCTACATAAGTATTTATACCAGCTTCGTATTCCTCTTGAGAAAAACCATTTTCTTTAGCAATACCATTCCACCATGTAGTCATAGGATTTTCATTCACCATTTCTTCATTAATACCTTCTGGTAAAGCAGGTAGCTCATAGGCTTCTGGTACATTTTCTGCATGCTCATTAGCAAGTTCTTCTATTAATTTTTCTTTAATAGTTTCTTCTTTACCACCAGCATACGACTCAAGTTGTGTATATGACTTAGCCATCTCATTGTAATCAACCGTACCATCTTTCCAAAACTTTTCAGGTATATGTTCTGGTCGTGCTTCTTGCGGTACTTCATTTTCAGGTACTTCATCTAGTATTTCTTGCTCTGTAATTTCTTCAGCCATTGTTGCTATCCTCCACTATTTTTTGTGATTGTCCTTTATTACTTCTGCGTTGTATTAAACCTACAATATAACGCTGTCCTTCTATATGTCTTAATTGATGATCAGATACTTCAGGACCTGCTACAGTTTCAATCGTAATAGACCTTAGATAATTTAAAAATGTTTTACCTGCATCGGATGTGAATAATGCTCTTGATACTGTGTTAAGTGCTTCTTCTTGGTTTGGAGTTCTTTCCATACCATCAAGCCCTATAAGAGTTTTGACTTTCTTTTCTGCCATGCTACACCTCATGTTGTTAATTGTTCCACGTGAAACAGGAAGCAAAGGTACTTTCATCAAAACTGTGGGGGTTTAAATGCTTCGCTTCCCATTTGATAATAGTAAATTGTTACCGAAAGTCAAGCACTTATTGTTGTGGTGGAGGTCCTGCTTGTTGTTGCTGTTGTTGCATCTGTTGCATCTGTTGCATCATTGCCTGCATTTCTTCTGGAGTTCTAATTAATTCTTCTGGTATGCCTAATTTTTTAGCTATAAACTTAGCTACTTCATCTTGTTTAATCATAACATTAAGAAGTTCTGGACCTACTCTACCTTGTATTAAAGCTAAGAATCTATCTATAGTAGCTACATCTTGTTGATGTTGCGCTTGTGCTAATGGGCTTGATGATTTAATTTGTACTTCTCTACCATTAATAACTGGTATATTAATACGCCCTTGTTTTTTTAATAGATGTATAACTCTTGCTAATACTGGATTTACCATTTCTGCTTGTAATCTACCAAACGCTGCACCTATTTGCCTAGACAAATCAGCTTGACGTTCAGCTACTTCGGTTGCAGACATAGGAGTTTTTTCATTTGGATTACCTAACATGTCGTTGTATAACGCTTTCTTAATGTTAGACCTCATATCACGCAACACAAGATCCGATACATTAAAGTTACCTGCTTGTGCAATAGGCTGTAAGCCTGCGCTACCTGCTGCTTTCGGGATAACTGTACCTGGAATAAGTGCAATGTTATCAACATTAATGACGCCATCATCTTCCACTTGATACATACCTGAAATACTCATTTGTGCATTTTCTAATATTAGCTCTACGACTAAATTAGCAGTTTTAATTGCAGGCAACGCAAACTGTAATGGTCCTCTACCGTATGTTTCACCAGAACATTTGGACCAACGATAAACAATATATGGATTACTTCCTTGTCCTTTGTATTGCTCATCAAAAACTTTATGTTCATATTCTTCTGCTATCGCACAAAATATATTAACTTCTTCTTTAGTATTTGAATAATCACGATATAAAGATTCAACTATTTTAATTTCCTTGTCTGGATTTGCTTCCATATCCATAGCCATTTTGTCAGATAATATAGGATTCTTATATGCAAAAGTTAATTCTTTTAATTTAATAGAACGTTTGCGATAAACCGCATCTACCTTATCATCATGTCCACTTGTTAAACAAACTTGTGGTAATGGAATAGCTTTAAATCTTATTGGTTGAACGGCATCGCCTTCCTCAACTAATAAAACTCCTGTGCCTACAGCTATGTCTAAAAATGTTTCGTGTACTTCTTGAGAAAAATTTGAGTTTTGTAGTATCTCAAATACATATTCAGTTACCTCATCTAAAGCTAAGTTAACTTCTTTTTGTTCTTGTTTAGGTACTTCTGTTCCTGCTACAAAGTTAGCCCATCTAGCATAGTTAGGTACAATGCCTGACTGCAATCTACTTGCAAATTCTTGTATGCCTACTACGGCAGTCTCATCAAAGATATGATCGGTTCTTCTTCTGCCTGGTGTTTCAGAATAAAACGATTCTCTTTGTGGTAAAGCATATTCATAACATTCTTCAAACACAGAAGACCATTGAGCTTTAATAATTTGAGCATGTTTGTATCTAGCTAATATTTTTTTTGTTGGGTTTTCTATATTGGCTACATTTACTGATGTTTGATTTTCAATCATTAAGCACCTAAATTAGTTTTAGTTTGATAATTATCAGCTACATCAAATCCACTACCACCTTTACGACCAGATAATAAACTTCTTCTGCCACGTCTGCCTGCTAATGCAGCAGTACTTATTTCTAACTGATCAGCTTTAATTTGAGCGGCCTCTTTTTTTTCTTCTTTCAACGCATCTCGTTGAGCTTTGCGGCTTGATTCTCTAGCACGTATATCTTCTGCTGATGGGCCTGGTGGCTTTGGTGATTTAAATGGACCGCACATTATCTATTTCTCCTATCATGGATGTTACGCTTTGGTTTCACAGTATAAACATCAAAGGCTCGCTTTGCTACAAAAGGTTTGCTAGTCTTTCCTCCAAGCATTAAACTTCTCCCTTCTCCTGCACCTAACAATAAATACTGTAGTGCATCATGTATGTGTGAAAACCTATTTTTGTTTGGCTTCTCATCATAGCGTTCACCACTTGTTTGTATACGCTTGTAATGATAACCACCACTAAATCCTTTTATCAAGTTAATACATTTTGGATCAATTAACAAGCCTGATTCTCCGTCTGTCATTCTGGTTAACGTAGCATTAACTGCTTCTAATCTAATTAATACATCATTTGATGGTGCTGGTCTAGCATTTATTCCTTTGGATCTAAGTATTTGAAAGGGAGTTGCTTCATCTGTTTGCACTCGATGATCGCCTGCTGGATCACCAAAGACGTGAAACGTACGTGGCGCATACAATGCCATCTGTTGTTTTAATAAATCAGAGTACCTTACAATACCCATGTCCTCCGCTACCAGCTCATCTAGCAATACCCATCTACCACGTATGCGTTGAGCAAACACACAAGCAGGAGTTAATCCAAAATCTATTCCCATGTAAATTGGTAACTTATCTGCAACCAAACAATCACTTCTAGCTACATGCACATCATGTCTAAAGGAATCGTATACAGGTTTACCATCTTCTATCAATCCTAATTTGTTTAGCACATAGACATCAATCCAAGATTTAGTCTTACCTCTAATAATATTGCGATAATAATTAGGTGTAAGGTTCTTTACATTCTCTGCATCCTCACTCTTTTCGTATCTATCTACTATTTTATCTTTGCCTATAATCTCATCCATTGCTGGAGGCTGATTAAAGAAGGTCCAGTTATCTGGTTTGACTAACATCTTCGCTTCTTGCTTGGTGAGGTAGTCTGGCAATACAGTCTCCCCTGCAAGTATAGGCCACCAATGTTCAGTATCAGGAGCATTGGTATCACAAATAACGCCATACCAGCTAGGACCACCATCACGCATAGACGGATAACGGCCAACACGCATAGTACAAGCATCGATGATAGACTTTGGAATTTCTCTTGCTTCATTTACCCATACTCCTGTAAGTTCAAGGGATAGTAGTTTCTTGACATCATCTGGCCTATCTAATGCTAGGAAGATAACTTCTAATTCAATATCACCTTTCTTAATCATGTGCGTAAAAGGTACGCTATATAAGAACTTACCCCATTCTTCTTCTGGAAACCAGTCTAGCCAGGTCTTAATGGTAGTAGTCTTTAGTTGTGGATTAGTGTTTCTTATGACTGCCCATCTGCTTTTCCTTATACCTTCTGCATTGGGTTCTTGTGCTAACGCTCTACGCAATACTTCAATACAACAGGACACAGATTTACCGCTACCTACAGGTCCACGCAAACCACGAAAGAAAGAATCGTCTTTCATAAACGCTTTTACAATAGGACCAGGTGCTTTATAGTTGAGTGATGCCATACTTTACCGCTAGTTCGTAGAGTTTTTCTACAGCTTGTGGCGACATAGCTGCTAAAATTCTATCTGCTTCCATGTCATTTACAAAATCTTTAGGATAACTTTTCATGTGCTGTGTCTTTACAACAGTTCGTACTTTTTTCCATTGCTCTTTGCTGTATACATTAGGGTTAACAACATCTCTAGGTTTATTAGTCCATTCATTATTCATTATAAGTCTACCTCTATTTTAATATTACCTTGTTTTAAATTTTCATTTTTTTCAAAACCACCTTTAAGTCTAACCCCTTTACTAATTTCTTTATTAACACTTCCGCCAAAATAAGTTTTATCTTGTCTTTGTCCACCATATAGTTCATAACCATTTGTTTTTCCAAATAATTCAAAATTTAAATCAGTAATAGCTTCTCCTGTTGAATCAACAACAGTATTTGCTTTTGTTCCTAATTCAAAATCTTTACTTTCAAAACCTATTTCTCCATCTAATTTATAGATGTCTTGCATTATTTCTTGAAAAGAAAGATTTCCTGTGGCCATGTTACCTGCAATACTATTTTTTAGAAATTGTTCTTGCGATACATTGCGATGTACAAAGTCCAAGCTAGTATAATCTTTTCTATACTTTGGATTTACATTATTGTTTACATTTTCTTTTTGCATAACAACTTTTTTTGGTAACTCTGGATCAACTTCTAATTGTGTAAAAAGGTCTGTATTTAGATATTGGCCACCTTTAATACCTCTAGGTGAATAATTTATTCCTCGCTTACCTTTTTCTGAAGGAACAATTAATTCTTCATTACCTATTTTTATAGTTGTCATATCAGGTCTAGTAACACCACCTAGAAAATTATGAAACTTATTCCAGTATTGATTAGCAAAAATGTTTGGTTCTAGTTCTCCTGTATCTTCTAAGACTGGCGCTAATGCAGATTGTTTAGGCATATCTTGCCTAAATTTAAAATCAGTTGCGTACATTTTATTATCTTTGCCTTTCATTAAAGCAAGAACAAAGTCAGTTGAGTTTTTTGCTTTCATTACATTAGGGAAGTTAGGTAAAATCACATCATTAAAAAAAGCATCCATTCCTTCTTTCTCTGTTTTATAGTTAGCAAAATATCTTTTTTGATTACCTTTTTTTCCTGATGTACCTTGTCCTTCTACCTCACCTATTTCATGTGTGCTAACAAGTTTAGCAGGAGGAAAGTCAAATTCTTTTTCTCTACCTGTTAATCTTTCCGTATCTTTTATTTGTTTCTTGGTTGCTGTAATACCAAAATGATTATTAATGCCTGACTCTTTTGTAAAACTTGTTGATTCATTCATACCTACGGCTGTCATCCAATAAGCAAATTCTTTTTTGTCTACAGCAAACTTTAAATCAGTTCTACCTTTTAAATACTTATGTATCTTATGCAACATGATTGCATTGTTATTTGCTCTAATTTCTCTATGCCTAGAATCTTTTACATCAAAATTAGGTAAGTGTTGAATGACTACGTTTTCCATTAGACTACCTGCTGGTTATAAATAATTTCTTTGGCCATCTTCTCAGCATCTGCCTGGCTATGTCCTTTGATTAGTTTGTACTCTACGTACTGATCGTACTGTCTTTTCTTGTCATCATCACGCATCTTTTGTTCGCTGGCCATCATAACAGCAGCACGCTTCTCAGCTTTGTCCATCTTAGTTAATTTCTTTTTGGGTGTACCTAACGGTTTTACTTTTGGCATACTACCTCCTAGCAGTTCCAGGCTCTTAATGATTTGTTGATTCTTGACTGCGGATCTCTGGCAGTCTTAGCTGACGTTAGTTTAGACTTCATCCCCTTCATCCTAGCGCAGAAAGACTTACGTCTAGCTTTGTCTTTACTAGTCTTAGGTTTGGGTGCAGGTGGTTTAAGATTACCGCCACCCTGATTGTAACTGGCTCGCCCTTTAGCATTTAATCCACCTTTGGGATTCTTACCAGCTTTGCGTTGCCAGGCTGGAGTTTGTACTGCCATTAATACTTAATTTTTTTTGGCTTAGGCTGTTTCTTCTTCATCTTCTTCATGCTTGCTTCCTCATCTTCATTAGTTTATTGCGGACTGCCTTTGGCAGATCCTTCATGTGGAACAACTTCTTACTTGATTTTGTATGAGTCTTGCCAGAATGTAAAGTACCATCTGTCATCTTGTGGTTAGCACCTTTAAACAACGAGCCGTCTTTGGTGTAATGCGGTACGCCTTTCATTATGCACTCCTATACTGTTTAGTTTTCTGAGCAATCTTTTTAGGCTGACTGCTAAACTGCTTACCTTTGGCCGTATCTTCTCTTTTCTTGGCCGTTGTCTTAGCATATTCTTTTGCTGATAGTCTGGCAATAGCTTTTCTTGGTAGGTAGCGTTCCCCTGACTCACTTGATTTCTTACCTGACTTCGTACCCCAGTCTTGTTTAGACCACTTGGATAGCTTGTTGGTTGTCTTTTTCGCACCTGAATACGTACCACCTGAGGACTTGTAATACTTAACGGCTAACTGCATGGCTCTGGCTGAGTGTTTACCACCCATCTTAGCTTTGGCTTTGGCTTTAGCTGCGGCCCATTTAGCAGGGTTGCGTTTGGTTGCAGTACTCATTTTCTTCTTTTCTCCTTGCCTTGTGCTTTTTTAATTCTAAAATTCTTTGAACTTAATTTAAACGCACCTGGATTTAATAAAGATTCTTTTGATTTGCTCGTACCAACTTTTGTTGCTTCTCCTGAAAAGCCTTGACCACTAGGAGCTTTGTCTGGCATGGTTATTTTTTTACCCGCAGCATCTGTCGTTGTGTGTGTATTACTTTGTGGTACAATTTTACGCTCTTCCTTATCTTTTATTTTAGTTTTATTTTTAACTTCAAACTTATCTTTCTTTTGTGTCTTTAATTTTTTTTGTAAGGCGTTAGCTCTGTTGGTTAAGAACTGACCTTCACTTATCAGCTCTTTCTTCTTTAAACTTTTAAAGATAGGCTTGCCATTTTTGTCTGTACCAATGCGTACCCTGCGTTTAAGATTTGCTTTTTTGTAGGCTTGATAGGCTTCTTTACCTAGCTTGTATGCTTTTGGACCTAGTATTCTTACTAGTGCTGCTACTCCATAGACGACAGGTGCTACCATAGTTATGTACCTAAAGTTTTTTTAGTTTTGACTGCTTGCTTTCTGGCAGTCCTACGTCTGGTTAAATCTCTGCGCTGAGATGGAAATAGGTCTCTTATATTACCACCAAACAAAGTCTTTTGGCTGGCAGTCCTTCTAAACTCTTTAGCATCGGCGACAGCCTTAGCGGCATCAGCTTTAGCAAACGAGGATGACTTGTAGGTACTATCTTGTGCTACTGGCAATAGTGTTCCTGTGTAAGCGCTCCCTGTCTTTTGTTTAAAGATATCGGCCGCCTGTCTGGTTACACCTGGATCACGAACTGGCCTATTTGGTGGACCACCTAATCTTCTACTAAAACCCATAGCACCACTAGGACCTTGTATTGGTTTGAAGTATTTGAGGAATGGATCTTTCGCTATCCTCTGTAACATTAGTTCTTGTGGGCCCATGTTTTTACTATAGCGAATAAAAAAATAAAATCAACATCGAGTTCTAAGAAAAAATAATGCGTGTGCTAGACGTCATTATAGATGTCAAGGTCGTTTTTTTAACCCACCCTCTCTGTTGATTGCTAGATAATATTCTTGTGCAAAAGGGCATTGACAGGCTTCTAACTTATCCTAAGTCAATATGTACTTTAAAGTCTCCGACTATCTGGTGCTGATGTTTATCGGGTGCTTTGAAGCCTGCCCTATCAAGAATATCCTTCGCTGATTCCATCTGGACATACTCTGACTTGGCATTCTGTGAGAGCTTAACCAAAGTACTCTTAGCTTTCAGACTGTTAATACCGAACGACTGCTGTATCTGCTGGTACATGTACTCGGCTACATGAGATTTCTTAAGAGTTTGATACCCTTGCACTTCTGGAGTCTTTCCCTTATATCCAGCTACCTTTGAAGCCTCGCTCACAGAACACCCTGTACTAACTAAAGTATCTACGAGTGCCTTCTGCCTACTATTCAGCTCAGGTTGTTTAACTGGAAGTGTCGCATTAACGTTGCTTAATTTAGCCATAGTCTCTACTGCCTTTCGTTGTTATTGTTCTTAATAGTACTACCCTCGTTCTATCTGTCAAGCTACCCACCATAACTTGTTGATTCTATTACAACGAAAGACAGGCTTTTTCTTTTCTCTGTAGAAAAGAAACAAAAGACACGTACTTTAAAAAGTACGGCAAACTAAACCTAACCTTATTATACTGCTTCGTAACGGAGGCAGACCACAAAGGCATCCGACCGTTTCTCAAATAAGAATATTATCTACATCATCGTTATATATATATATATAATCTTCTGATTTTTATGTTCCTCATGTCAAATTGAGCTGTCAAATAAGATGAACGAATATTTTTCGAACAAGGCAAAAGTCTCGAAATATATTCACGAATTGATGGCACACCGCAGACCACAAAGGCATCGCCGCACCACAATTAGGTTCATCTAATTTGACAGCAAAATTTGACAAGAGGTTTATTCTTATCAGAATTTTTATATATATTTATAATTATTCGTTAATATAAACTAAATAAAAGGTAAATTAAAATGAGTAAAATAATAGAAGATGTAATATTAAACCATGATTTAATGACTGAAGATAATAGAATGTTAGAAAATACAAACCAAATACCTAGAACTCACGATAGAACTGAAGAAGGTTTTGATGCAGTATCTGCTGATATTAATGAAGTCGAAATGATGGATGAAGAAAGAAATGTTTTTGGAAATAGTAAGAAAGAAATAAAACGTAACCTGGATATCTATTCAGACTGCATTGTGCTTAGACATTCGTTAGTTAATCCTAATCCAGAAAGCACATTTAACCCTAACTATCCTGCTCAAACAGAAGTTAATAACCTCTACACTCAAAAGTTTAAAACAGAACAACTCTTTGATGCTGGAGCAAAAAGACTTGAGACTGCTCAAACTAACTACAACTCAGGTGATTTTATTTCAAGTTTATCTAACAGTCAAATGACTTATAGAAACAACCTTGTAATACTTGAACTGTCTATTGAGAGCTACAAGCAAGCTAATAAAAAGAACCCATCATTAGAATTAACGTTCTTTAAATTAGAAGATGACCTTAAACTTTTCAAAGCTAAAATCTCTGCCTCTATAGCTTCTGCACAAGCTGCAAAACAAGGTAAAACTCAAGCTAAGAAGATGTCTAAGCAAGAGATTAAAAGAGAGCAAGATAGAATGACAATGTTGACAAGTAGAAAAGACATTAGAATCTAACTTAACATATAGAGTTCGCTAGTCTCTACGACAAAAAAACTAGCACTCATTTCATAATTCAAATCTAATATATACAACACACAAACTAATCACAAACCATTCTTTTGATGAAGCAAAAGAATCAAAACTTCTAAACCAAAAGGCATCAAACCTGTATCTTAGTACGTGGTATAGCAGGAATTGTTTACATGGTATAGCAACAGTTATGATTAATTTTCAAACAACAATCGGAGATAATATATGAGTGATCCATTAAATCAGCATCCAAAATTTTACACCATAACATTTGATGACAACAAACAAGAATATATGTGGGCTAATGATGAGGCACATGTTGTTGCCAAATGTCTTGAAGAATATCCAAGTGCAGAAGTAACAGAAATATTCTTAAACAATAGAGAACCAGTGATATACAAATAATAATTTGTAATCTTAGAACAGATAGTATACACTTATTAGAACAGTTTCATTAGGATAGGGTACAACTGCAACCAGGTTTATTCCTGCTTACTTGTACCACAAGAGAGTTAGCTTTCTCTCTGTAGTCAAACACTATGTCATCTTGACGTAAAGTTAAAACAGCTCTATTGAGTCTGGGCTACAAACAAAAAGCATGAATTACTGAGCGTGGGTTTGAATCCCATTAAGTATAGGTACAAACATGCGCTGTGCTGAGGTAGGTTTATATCCTACAATATGTACAGCCCATGAGTAGCATACTGTTATTTGTCGGTGTCTTGAGCTTGTAGTCTAAGTATCGCTCGCTTCAAAAACCTTATGCTTTTTGTACCGCCCTTATAATTCTGGGGTGTACGCATGATTGCCAGTATGGATGATTCTTTATCAAAACTTAGATACGATAAAGATAGCACAGCAATCAAGCTACCAGAGTAAGGTGTTATACATAGGTACTGGTTATTAAAACCCTGCATGGGTAATCCTGCAAAGAGAGAAGGATAGTCTCTTGAGGTTAGAGGGAGTAGACCAGCTAAGTTTATACCCGTCAAAGCCTATGACTTTTGTGTGTGCATAGCCTAGCGTGTGGCTGTATAGATAGTCTTGTTGTACAAGTACAGCAGTCCAGGACTTGCGTGTACACACATTTTATTAAGGAGGTATAGATGGACCAGTTATTATTATTCATAGCTCTTATGCTGTTGTATATCATGGCAGTCAGAGCATAACAACAAGAGGTGTAGTCAATGAAGTTAATCACAAAAGAAATAGAGCGTAAGCTCAAGGCTAATCAAGCCATGATGGATGAGGCAGATGAGAAAGGTATGGACTTCTCTATTGCTGATCGTCAACCAGTCGTTAAGTTATTCAATCCAGTTGGTGCAGGTACTTGGTTCTTATTCAGTATGAATGAGGCAGGTCATGCGTTTGGGTGGGCTAAGATATCGGATGGTGAGTATGGTTGGGTAGACGTTAACAGTTTACAAGAGTTGGATGTCGGGTTTTATCTTGGTATAGAAAGAGACCTGCATTACACACCATGTACATTCAAAGAAATCGCAGAGATGTGGGGGTAACATGAGCAAAGTAATAAGTGATAAGCAAGACAAGCTAGTTAGTATCAATGGTGAACCAGTTTGGTATAGGTACAGAGTAACAAGAGTAAGGAAAGAATATACTGATTGGGAAATAGAAAGCACAGTTAAGTTAGACCTTAATGATCTAAAGTCTCATGCTAATTGGCGTGAGGTATCAGGTGGTAACAAAGAGTTTCCATATGGGTTACGTGATTTACCTTTTGGTTCTGTTGATGTAGGACATGGGCCAGCCCTTGTGGATTATAGTGATGAAGATTGGGAGTATGAATTACAGGAGGATAACAATGAGTAACGGTACACCAGAAGATGATTTAAATACATACATGGATAGGCAAGACCAAGCAGAAGCAGAGCATAACGCTGAGTTAGAAGTAGCAACAGACACAGCGCTATGTGTATGCAATGTGTTAGAAGGACTTAGATACTTTAATGTAGATGATCAGTCGACTGTTGATTTAGATTTTTCACAAGGCACAGTCAACGTAACGATTGATTTAACTGAGGTAGAACTAGAAGTATTCGCTGAGTACTTAGGCACAACTGCTAGTAAGTATGTGTGTGAGAAGGTAGCAAAGGTGATTGAGTAATGGAAGCATGGCAACGTAGATACAAGGACCGTAAAGAAGAAGCCTATTATAAATATCGTGATAGGTTAATGAAAACAATTAAGCCTGGTTACATTAGGCCAACAACATTTACTGATGTTATACACGCAACAGCTATGCGAATGGCTGAGAAATATATGACATCACTAAGAACAGGAGAACGCAATGGGTGAATTATGTTTAACAATGGAAGAACAAGTCTGGTTGGTACAGCTTATCAGTACTAACACGCAGACTGCTGCAAAGTTTATGGAAAATTTAAATGAAAGTAATGTAACGGAGTACGACCAAGAGTACATCAGACTGATGACTGAGTGCTATGAATCCTCAAAAAAATTAGGAGGATTGATAGTTAAAATTAAACACAACATAGAGGTAGACTACGATGACAGAAGTAATAGCTAAACCGTTTGAAGATAGAGAAGAATACTGGGAAGGCAGACACATGGAGGTTGATCGCACAATCAGAAGCATGATAAAACTAAATTGTTTAGGCACAAGTTTATGCAAGATGCTTAGTGATGATAGTTCTTTGCAAGATGATTGGGTCAATGCAGTAACCAATAAGATTCTTATGCACGAGTGGGAACAAAGTGTTAAGTAAGGGTGTGATGTTTGTGAAGTGGGTGATGCTACCACTCTTAGTGGCTGGCATTGTAATTTTAATAATAGAATTATTAGCGAGGGTATTACTATGAAGATAGATGCAAATGATGTAGATAGATTGATTGATGAGATAGATATACTTGAGAAAGATGTAAGGAGATATAAACATATTTGGAAGAAAGCACAGTATAACTATGAGTATATGTTTGATCGACATGCAGATAAAGAAATCATTATTAAACAAAATGAAATGTTAATGAACTTTATGACTGACTATGCTCTAGCACAAAAAGCATTGCATAAACATAACCATAATCATTGTGTTAAGAAAGTAGTTGATTCAATACCAGATGAAGAGTTGCTTATTGTTTCAGCAGCATTTGAAGCAAGGCTTAAAGACAGATGTAAAGATAAGCCTGGACAATTTGAATCTATAATGAAAGCGTTAAATCTTGAAGAATCCATTACTGGATAGGAGGTAGTATGAAAGGTACAGGACCAAAGCGTAAGGTTAACAAGTACTTGCAGGTAAAAAAATATTTGCAGAGATACAAGAAGATAACAACATGGGATGCAATCACAAAGTTTAGAGCAACCAGACTGTCAGATATTATATATAGAATGAGAGGTGAAGGATACTCAATAGCAAGTGAGTGGCATACCAACAAAGATGGTATACGTTATACCATCTATTATTACTGGGGAGATAAAGATGAGTAAAGAAATCAAAAATAGATATGACTACTTAGAAAATAATATTTCTGTAGGCGAGTTCATGGAGTACTGTAAAGACAATGGACTTACATGTGCATACCACCAAAATTTGTATGATTCAGTAGTAGATGGTTTGCTTGAAATGTCTTTAGATAAAACAAATTGGTACTCGGATTATGACGTATAAAGAATTGGTGTTCACTCTTATAGCCAAGAGAAAAAAATATAAGGTAGATACTATGACAGTATCGCAGATGATTGGTGTAGCTGATAGCTCAGTTGGTAGCTGGGAGCGTATGCAAAAATGTCCTAATGGTATGAACTTACTAGCTTGGTGCAATGCACTAGAGTTAGAGTTAGACCTAAAGGAATTAGAATCACAATGTCCAGTAGACTTTGAAGCATCACCTGATGTAATAGCCTGGACTCAACAACAGGATATAGACTATGACAAAGAAAGAGATAAGTTCATCGACTACTACACAGCGCAAGGTAGGACAGCAAGGAACTGGCAAGCCATGTTTAAACTTTGGGTTCGAAGGTCAGTCGAGTTTAGAGCAGAGTCAGATCGAACACGTGCAACATATGATAAGACTTCGCCCACCTTTGTTCGAGACAGACGTGAACGAATCCTTGATATGTCAAATGTATCGAGTAAATTTCTTGAAAGAAAAGGTAAAGACAAGTGAATTTACTGTAGCTGTAGCCAAGTGTGAGGAGTTACTTACACCATGTGCAGTAGAAGATGTGCAAGTAATGTTAGAAACCATATGCTCTACCTTCAGTTGCTCTGCACCTAATGAACTAGGTCTTAAAACATATTGGGAGTTACTCAAGAAATATCCTGCTGGATTATTTCCTTATGTAACGTTACACATATGTGCTACTTACAAATATCCTAGACTGCCAATGCCAATAGATTTTGTATCATATCTTGATGACGAATATCTCAAGGCTTTTAACTTTTTAGAAAGCCTTAGAAATGCTGGAGCTTGGGCGTTGCAACTAGAACAAACACAAGGTAAAATATAGAACATGAGTGTAGTCAAATATATAGATATAGATAGGCACAAAGGGATTGGTGGCTCAGATTCACATGCCCTAATGGGTACAAATGTTACACCCATACATGAGCTATGGGAACTTAAAACATTACGTAAGCCTGGAGTAGATTTATCTAATGTGTTGCCAGTACAGATAGGTACATTGACTGAGGACTTTAATCTTAGTTGGTTTGTTAAACAAACTGGTATCAAAGCTGAACCTTATCCTGAAGAATATATCAAAGAAGATTTTAGAATGGCACACTTTGATGGCTGGTGTCCAGAAGAACAAGCAATCATAGAGTGTAAGCACACTAATCATTACAATAAGTTAGAGCATGTAAGGGCTAGATACTATGCGCAGATCCAACACTATCTGATGATGGCAAGACTTGATGTCTGTTATCTATCAGTACTGTTTGGTAATGCACGATGGGAATACTGTGCTATCCCATCACATCAAGACTATCAAGAGATCCTAGCTTATCGTCAAGAAAAGTTTTGGGATATGGTAGTAAACAATAATGAACCAACCGCAGATAATACTGCATGGAGACTGTATGAGTAAGATGAATATACCTGACGAAGCCGTCAAGATATTTAAAGATTTAAAGATTAATGGTAGTGAAGCTACATGGGATTGTCATGGCACACCTGTTGTACTGCATAAGTATATAGAAATCATAGGAGCTAAACTTAATGTAAGTATAGATAGCCTAGATATTGTAGAAGCTAGTGCTAAAGATGGGATAGTCAGTATGAAATGTGTAGCCTCAATTAAAGATAGACAAGTTATATCTTATGGTGAGTGTAGTCCTAAGAATAATAAGAACGCCTATCCGTATGCAATGGCAGAGAAGCGAGCAGTCGATAGATGTATCTTGAAGCTAGCTAACTTACATGGCTTTGTCTACTCAGAGAATGAGATAGATGATAAAGCACCATCAAGTAAACCAAAGACAGCAGAGAAAAAAGTAATAGGTAATGAGCCTACTGTCCGTATGTTTATAGATGAGATGAACCATGAACAAACGTATACTGAATTCAATACAACAGTTAAAAAATTCTCTGGTGTTATGAAGATAGCTGCTAAATCAAATCCAACTTTGTATCAAGAAGCTAAAGACAAGTATGAGTTAATCAAATCAAATCACACAAGGAGTTTAAATGTACAATAAGATAACACTAATAGGTAGACTAGGTAGAGATGCCGAAGCTATGGAATCAAAAGCAGGTAACAAGTATTGGAAGTTTAGTATTGCAACCAATGAATGGATCTCATCTAAGGGTGAGGAAGAAACAACCTGGCATAACATCACATGCTTTAATGATTATGTAGGTAAGATGCTTGATGACAAAGGTAAAGCAGGTACTCTATTATACATAGAAGGTAAGCAACAATATAATACTTACACTAATAAAGATGGACAAGAAGTTACCGCAGGTCAAGTAGTCATGGATAGGTTTGGATCTGTCTGTAAAATCATGGAACGCAGTCAACCTAAATCTACAGGTAACGTTAAGCCATCTGAAAGTGAAGATGAGTTTGATGATTCAATGCCATTCTAGGAGTATGTATGAAAGTAAAAGCAAGACAAAGGGATGTGTATTATTTTATTAAACATTTTATTGCAGCGTATAAGGCATCACCTACGTATAAGGAAATATGTAGTGGGTGTCGCATTAAAAGTAAGAGCCATGCTTATGGTTTAGTAAAGCATTTGATTGAAGAAGGGTATCTTGAAAAAAACAAGGATGTAAATCTTAATCGTCAGATCAAGTTAACCAAGAAAAGATATAGGATAATGATGTGATGTTGGGTATAGGACTCCAGTTTGTAATGTTGATTATGATATGTTAGCGTTACGTCAGTCTATAACATCCTAGTTTATAGACTGATCGTTATTATCCTACCTTAGAGGGTGTAACAGCCCTCTCTTTTTTTATTAAGCCACTACCACACCAGATGGTATAGCAAGCCCTGTGTATGGGCGACTGAGAGCCTCTTAATTATAGAGTTTGTTCTAATTCTTAGCGAATGGTAGCCATTCTTCTAATTGTTCGTCAGTCATGGTAGATTTTGGTATATCACAACCTTCAAAAGATTTAATTCCTTTGCCAATCATTATAATAAATAAAAATATTGCCAACACTATTAGAAAATCTTTCATCTAACGTCTCACTAATGATCCACCAAAATATAATCCTATGATACTAGATACTACGTGTGTGTCTAGTGGTGTGATTACTAATCCACCTAATGGTTTCCATAATGTCATGTCTGTACTGCTACTAAAGATCCAGAATCCTTTGGATATTGATTCGGTATAACCAACAAAAATATCTATGTTAGGATCTATGAATGGTGCAAGCTTAGGTAAGACTATAATTGCCATCACACACATGAGTGCAATGTATCTTCTTGTGTTCTTTGTGAATTGATCTGTTACGTTCCTGGCTTTATCAAACTGTTTAGATTGGAAGTCTGCTCTTGCCATCAACATCTTTTGTTGCTCGGCTTTGTCTTTGCTATTCTGTGCCATGATACCTAAGATACCACCCAGTACAGTTGATGCACCCATTGATATTAGTTCCATTGGTATACCCATGTTATCTCCCTAGTGGATTATCATTTAGTACATCGTATAGCTTTGTAAATTCTTTCTCACTCCAGGATGTCATGCTCTCCTCTACTTCTGATATCTCATCATAAACTTCTGAGATGTCAGCTTTCATTTCTTGTAGTTGTGTTGACTGGGTTTGCACTATGCCTTCGAGCTTTGCAATCCTGTCTAACAGAACTGAGGTATCCGCCTTTTTAATCTTACCTAGCCTGTTACTATTCTTAGTTATTTGTCCTGACATATTTTGGAGCTTTGAATCGTTTGCGCTCATTTTGTAGATTACTCCACCTGCGGCTGGAATTATTGTCAAGACCAACGATAGTAATACTGCTGGTGTTAAGGTTATACTCTTGCTCCCCTCCATATATCTGCTCCTGTCTTAAACTAATTGTGTCTACCATGCTAATAGAATCAGTAATGATTTGCAAATAAGCAATCGGTAATGGTAGTTGCTCTATAGTTTGAGGCTTTGCAGTACTGACTTCAAGCGTAGCTTTAGGCCTGCTAGTATTTTTCTTAGCTGTACTTGTAGGTCTATCAGTTTGAACATCACCTTTTGTTTTGGGCTTAGGTTTAGTTTTGGTTTTACTTGTGCTTGTTGTGGTGGTCTCTTTAGTTTCTGCAACTGCTGTTGTTTCTTTTGGCTCATCTCCTTTGTCGGCATCGGCTGTACTTTCTTTGGTCTCCCCACTCCCTTCTTCTCCTTCGGCTTCTCGTATGTCGCCTCCTCCATCTTGCGGCTCTGCCTCAACTGTTTCAATTTTGCTTTCTGCTTCTGGCTCAATTTCCCGTCTTTCATCTGTAGTCTCCACCATCTCTGGTTGTTGTTGTGGTGTGTCCTGCACCTGGATTTCTTGTATCTCCTGTATAGGTTCTACCTCAATTATGTCTGGCATGTCAACAGGCATTTCCATTCTGATCTCTTGGATTGCTGCTGGCATATCAACCATACTCATATCAATACGCTCTACAGTCTTAGGCATATCCGTATTCATCTCTGGCATCTCAATCTCTATGGTATCAATCGGCTGGATGTCTGGTATATCTATCATCTCCATTTGTGGTATCTCAACACGTATCTCTTGAATTAAATCTAAGGTAACCTCAGTCGATAGCTCAAGCCCACCAATCATAGTTTCTTCTATGACTACAATCTCCTCAATGACTGGCTCAACTACAACAGGTTCTACGACAGGTGCTATGTAGTCATCGTAAGTAAGTAAGAACTCATAGTTATCGGTGATCGGACCTAACCAATGGGTAGAGTTACCTGTGTCTACACCTGACAGCTCAAAACCTATGGCTACTTCACCTGTTAGAAAAGTATCATTAATAGATTTGGTAAAGGTATGATGAGTCCAGGCATCTTCATAAGGTACAGCAACAGTATGACTGGATATCTCGGTGGTTGTGCCATCGGTAAACGTAATGTTAGTTACTATCGTGTCATCACCACCAGCAGTACACCAACCAGTTGCAGTATTACCACAACCATAGCCGTTGTATTTCAGGGTATACGATTTAATTTCTTTACCTTGCTCAATACCAGTTAGGTCAACCATTTGTGATATGGTAGAAGTTTGTCCATTGAATCTTATAGTTGGGCTGTTGCCTGCATCACTATAAGAATTAGCATCACGCTTAACATCAGTATCTGAAAGAGTCCACCCATTTGTATTCTCGTCAAATGTATTGTTAGTTAATAGGTTGTCCGTAGTAGTTTCTTCTGCCGACAGGCTGGTCAGCATCATACTTAACAGGAGTAACCATATGGTTTTGGATAACATTATTGTCCTCATCTAATATTCCACGCTTACGATATTCTTCTATAGCTTCATCGCCTATCATACCATTGATAGGACAAGGGCTACCAGCCGCTATCATGGATTTAAATACTCTTGGATCTTGACACAACATAGCAGTCGCACTAATCTTCATACCTAATTGTGCTAACGCTCGTGATAGTTTTATTCTTTGACAGTTTTTGTCTTCGACATGTACACCAGCAGAGATACCAAAGAACCCACCTGATATACCACCTGCTCTTACGACCACACAGATATCAGAGTATGCACCTGATGCACCCATAGATGGTACAGATGGCGGAGTTACTGGCATATCTTTGTAACGAATGTTTGAATCAGCCGCATTACATTCGTTAATGTAAGCTAGAACTATAGCAAGGATTACTATAAAGGCTAGGCTTCGCATACATTAGCCTTTAGGATACTTGTCTTTAGTTGCCTTAATAACAACTTTCCAAGCATCAATGCCGTCATTATAGATTTTATCTAACTGTTCTTCAATGGAAGGGTACTCTGCTTTTCTTTTTCTAGCATAATCAAGATTGTCATAAGCAGTCGATAGCTCTGCCATCTTTGCTTCAATAGCAGACTTAGCAACAGGAGTAGTTACCCATTCAATATTATCTATATCTTCGTTTTTAACAGTACATGATGCGTTAGCATCTATAGCTAGTATGGCTGATAATATATCTTTGCCTGGTTCTGTATTCATTATTCAAACTCCACTAAAGTTACATGCGTTCTTGTTCTATGTGTATATGTTTGATCTGCATCATTTTGTGTACGGTTTACATATACAGTTGTTGCTCCATCTCCAGCACCAAAATAAAATTTATAACTTACTTGTGATGTTGTATTTGGACTATCTACTATTGTACCTGTTATGGTTGTTGCTGCTCTGTTGCCATCACCATTAGTATCATAGTTACCAAATAATGCGGCTTGTCTATTACTTGCTGCTGTTCCTGATAAACCTGTTACGTGTGAATACCCAGCTCCACCTATATCTCTATACAACCTTACACGTAAACCAGCATGTTGTGCATGTTTTACTTGAGGTATAGTGAAATGTATCATAACTTTATGAGCTGTTGCTGCTGGTGTTATTGTATACGCTATACTTCCAGCATGGTCAGAAGTAGCATTAGATATACTAATTGCATATAAAGTAGCATCTGAAGCATGTGTAATTTGTTTTATCTTGCCACCACCTAATAACTCACCTGCATCTACTTTCTTTAACGCATTGTCTGTAGCATCGTGAAACATAATATGATCTGCTGCTACAATCGTAGTATCTGATAATCCACTAATAACTGTTGGATCTAAATGTTCTTCTGATATTGCATCGTCTGCTATTTTAGCTGCGGTAACTGCATCTGCTCCTAGCTTATCTGTTGTAACTGCACCATCATTTATTTTTGCAGTTTCTACTGCACTTGCTGCAATCTCTGCTGTATCAATAGCATTGTCTGCCATTTTAGCATTAGTAATTTGACTGTCTGCAATATGTTCAGTATCAATAGAACCAGCAACATAATGTTCAGAGTTTATTTGGTCATCGCCAATTTTAGTACCATCAACTGCATCGGCTGACAAATGTATAGTGTCAATAGAGCCATCAACATATTGGTCTGAATCTACTGAGTTTGCTGTTAAGGTAAGCACACCTGTATCTGCAAGCGTTGCATCACCTGATATAACATTGTCTATGTATTTACTTGTAGCTGTGTCGTATAACAACAACGAGCCATCAGCAGGTGAAGTAATATTAGTATCACTTAGTCCTGCAAGGGTAGAGCCAGTTACATCTACAAATGAACTACCATCAAATACCTTTAATATGTTTGAGCCTGTATTAAATATCAAATCTCCAGCATCATTGTCTGAGCCTGGATCACTACCTGCTACTCGGTATCTTGCACCAAAACTGTTGACTCCTGCTACGTTAGCAGCAACAGTAGCAATGTTAGTTACTACAGTTGAACTAGCCAATGTGTTTAGGTCTGATACAAAATCACTGGTCGCTAATGTGTTTAAGTCGCTCACAATATCTGATGTAGCTAACACGTTAATGTCAGACACTATGTCTGATGTTGCTAATATATTTAAGTCAGTAACAATGGCTGATGTAGCTAATGTGTTTAAGTCTGAAACTATATCGCTTGTAGCAAGTATTGCAATGTCAGCAACAACATCACTTGTAGCTAAGATTGCTAAGTCAGCAACAATGTCAGACGTTGCTAGTATAGCCATGTCAGCTATAACATCTGAGTTAGCTAGTAAAGCCATATCTGCAACAACAGCACTTGTGCCTAATAAATTTAAGTCAGCGACTACAGCATCTGTGCCTAATAATCCCATTGCTGTTACGTTAGCTGATGTGCCTAGTATGCCCATAGCTGTTACGTTTGCAGAAGTACCTAGTAAATCCATGTCAGTTACGATGGCTGAAGTACCTAATATTGCCATATCAGCTACAGCATCACTTGTTCCAAGTCTGCCAATTTCAGTAGCTTTACCAGCAACAGCGCCTATATCAGTTGCATCTCCAGCAACAGCAGTTACATTAGATGCAATGCCTGCGACTGTGGTTACATTACTGGCTATACCTGCAACGGTTGTAACGTTACCAGTTATTGCACCAAGAGCAGATAAGTTACTTGCAGTAATAGTACAAGCTGGATCCCCATCACCATCAAATTCTAGTATTTTGTTTGCTCTACTTGCTTTAACAGGTAGTTGCATATCAAAACCTGTAGTGGTTTCTGCTAACGGTAGACGTATGGATCTTGATGAACTCTCTTCTCTTTCTGCCATCATAGCCATCAATACGTCAAGCTGTGTATTCAATGCAGTTACATCAAAAGATGC